TTATGAAGGTTTTCTACCATTTTCTACCAAACTAATGACGTGTAATTTTTCTTCATCATTGGAGTGGGAGTAAATATTAAGCGTTGTAGAAATGTTGGAGTGACCGAGGATTTCCATAGCGGTGCGAGGGTCGGCCTTTCCTTCAACGATGATTTTTGTTGCCGCACGATGCCGAAGCATATACGGGTGGAATTCAATACCAAGTTTCTTACAGATTGTTCTGAGTACGGTACTGATATAACGGTCGTATAAAAGTTTCCCGTTGTACATAGTGAACAGATAATCGTTATCAGACATCTCAATCAAAGATTTGAATACTTCTGAACAGGCTGAACTCATAGGGATTCTACGGCGTGACGAGTCTGTCTTTAAACGAGTTTCTACTCCATATGTTGTTTCATTTGAGCCGATACGACTTTCAACATCAATGTACCCTGTATCCAAGTGAATGTTCTTACGCTTTAATGCTAACACCTCAGAAGGGCGCATTCCTGTATACATCATCACTTCAAGGAAATGCTTCAGAACTTTATAGTTATAAAATACAGATTCATGTTTAGAGCTTGGATTTTCTAAGGCCTCAAAGATCTTCTCGATATCGGCATCGGACGAGACCGTTTTAGGCCGCTCCTTCACAATCTTTTCTGACTTTGGAAGAATGACCCTCCCCATTGGAGAAACTGTCAGAAACCCCTCCAAAATGGCTGTATCGCAGATTCTTTTGAGAACCATATAAATAGTTCTGATATCACCGTCTGAGCAATCGTAAATCAAAGAGTTAAGTGAACGCTGAATATCGAGCGGAGTGAGCTTCTTAATATCAATTTCGTGCAGTTCCGGGACATGAGCAAATGCACATCTGTGCCGGGTTGCTGTACTGATTTTCATTCGGTCTATTCTGATATAGTCTTCGAGCAATTCTTTTAATTTCCTTGACCCGGAAGGCAATCCATTTGTGATCAGTTCTGCACGTTTGATATCTCTATGTTGAACCGCCTCTTTCATTGTTGAGAATGTTTTTGAATACGTGTGCTTTTCACCAAGATGTTCATACGAGAACTGAACAGTATAGTAAGTTGAAGACTTATAGTGTTTTACTTTGATATATTTTTCTTTTTTTGGCATAATATAAAAGTCCTTTCTGTTCTCTTATGTGGTGTAGGTTAATAGATAGGAATTCGGCCCCGTCATGGGGTCTTTTCTTTGCTCATAAACTATATCCCTCCTCTGCTTCAGACAACGCTCTTAATATTTCTCGGTCAACATCCCTCCTCAGTTGCCGTGGTGAGCGGAATTGTCTTGTCGCAATTTCATTATAAGTGGTCTTCCGCCGATACACATCCTCGAAATTTTTACGCTCTGTTTTGTTCATCAGATTTAACACCTCGGAGATTCGCTTCTGCTCTTTTTCGATCCGTGCAATTTCTTTTAGAATGCGATCTCGCTTCGTGACATAATTCGCCAAGCGTTCATCACGGCTGACGGGAGCATAGTGAATCCCCGACATGTTTGGGCTGTGGATATCCATGGCGCAGTCAATCTCATACAATCTTTCTCGTAAATCAGAAAGGTTATCGTCGTATGTGACGTAGGCGGCATATTCATGCTTGAATTGATTAATCTTGTTCCTGTTTTTCATCGCCTTATTATCCACCGTATAGTCATGAAAGAATTTACATTTTTCTAAAACATACAGTCTTCGTTCAAGACTATCCTGTCGATCTTCAAGGACTCTCATATCGTGTGTGGCAGACTCAAATAATCCTGCTGTAATAATACCGAAACAAGCTACCACGCCCACTACAGCGAAACATACCATCTCAGTAAGACTCATCTCTGTCTCTATTCCTCCTCTGCCTGTCATACATGTGTTCAAGAAGAATCTGCCGTGCCAATCTCAGACATGCATCGTGTTTATTCCCACTTATTTCATTCGGGGTCATGTCGTAGAACGGATCATGGTAAACTGCTTCGATGCCCTGTGCTTCTTTGATTAATTCAATTGCCGTCTCTAGTGTCATTGCCTTTCCTCCAATCTTCTATCAGTGTCTCAAGACATGCACCGAATTCCGTATAGCCATTTTTGTAGAAGCCATCCATTCTCTCTTTGATAAATGAGATCGGCACAGCAGGCACTGTAGGCTGTTTATCCATCTGTTCAAACGCCCACTGAACACCGCTATCGAAGGTGTCGGGCATTCCCTCTGTGTCCTTCCATGTCACTATGGACAAAGGCTCAACATTAATCAGTCTCATTCTTCTTTCCTCACTCGAAACTGCTCAAAATTACTCGAAAATCACTCGTAAACACTCGAATCATTCCGCATCCATCCTGCATCCGCAGTTAGGGCAGTAATTCCACTGATTCCACCCATCTGCTTTTATGTCTGTTCTTCTTTGATAACCGCACTTGTTACAACTTGCAACATACCAATGAAATTCGTTGCCGTATATCCACTTCCCGTGTCGTACGGGTTCTGCATCCACGGTCGGCTGATTCTCAATTTCCGATTCAATCATTCCCCTGTAACCATATGGATATCCGATAATTGCCATTAATAAGGCATCCGCATCAATCAGCCTTGTCATCTTTTTTATTTCCTTTCACAATCTGATCAAATAAATCTAATGCAATCTCTTCTGGGTACATGCTCATCAGTATCCGAAGCAATTTTTCGGGGGTTAATACTTTTCTTTCTTTTCTTAGTGATGGCTTCTCGTGTGTCATTCTTCTCTCCTCTTGTAGAAACTATTCAGATGTCAATTCTTCGTGTTCTGTCATTTTCCCACCTCATACGGCTCTGGCAACTCCATCCATGCAACAACTTTTTTCTCATCATGCTTGAACGGGAAACTGCCATGCAAAACCCAAACGTCATTTTCTGAGATATCTGTCAAATATCCGATTCTTGTCTCCCCGCAATACCATACCAATACAGTTTCATCATATTTTGGTAATCTTTCACTGCACGGTATCCACTGCTGTGCGGATGGCAATTTCTTTATCGCAACCTCTACCGCTGTCAAACCCATATTGAACCCATTCGCAAATTGCCACTTTCCAAAACTCCCAATTTCAGCATTATCCATGTATTCGATAAACTTTTGATGTCCAACAAAATGATCTGGATTACAATCCTTTATAAATTTCTCCGAAGCATCCATCGCTTCCGCTCTGCTGATAAGATCATCCATGTTTCACCTTGCACCATTTGATTTTCTGGCCACAATTCGGGCAGTAATCATATTGTTCTGTATCGAGTTCATAGGTGAAGCCGCATCTCGGGCAGTCCCACTGGTCGTACACCGGGTATCCATCTGCATAACCATCGCCCCATACATCTGGGGTCATAGGGATCTGCTTTTCTACTGCCACGGCGATTTCTTGTAATGTCTTGCTGATATTATTTCCCATTAAGTCTTCACCCCTTTAATAGCATCAAGATATTCCTGCTTAGCCGCCTGTACGCCTGCTTTATAACCATTCTCATAGGCATGTTGAATGCGCTTGAGCAATTCCTCAGCCAAGTCATCAATCGTCAGCGTAGCGACTCCGGGGATGGTTGTCATGCGTTTCTTGCGAGTGCTCGCCCAAGCCATAAGTTCTTCATACTCTACGAAGGTAGTTGATCCCCGGTTGTTGGCGGCAGGTACTACGGACGCATTCAGTTTCTTGTTGGCAATGGCATTGCGGATTGTCTGATCTGCTACTCCTACGATCTCGCTTGCCTTCTTGACTGTGACGTACTTCTGACTGTTAGCCTCGCTCATGTTATTCCTCCTCCGGGTACACTGTGGCGTCCCAACCGCAGATATGGTATTCGTTTAAAAACTGTTCGGGCGTTACGTCATCGAGATGATTGTGAAAAGCGATCTGCATACAAGCTTCTATCAAACCGATCTTCCGTTTCTTATATGCCATGAAAGTCTGCCTGTCCTCGTCAGCAGTGTTTGACATGAAGGCAATTCTGTTTGGTGGGAACATATCCTGCCGCTCCTCCTGTATCTGTGCAAGTCCTCTGCTTCTTCCTCCCATTACTTTTCCTCCTCAAGAATGTAATACTTCTTTGTAGTACGGGCATCGCCTATTGGCTTATAGATTGCTTCTCTGACGTGGTACTTTTTGCCTGCTCTCATCCGCAGGTCTTCCTCTACCCGTTCTAATCCGTACTTCTTGATTAGCCAAGGCGATACAGACCAATTTCCATACCGCCTCAGCGTCTCAAGACCTGTCATGATTTCCCGGATATATTTTTTGTAATCCGAGTCAGTCATTTCTGAAGGTAAAACCTCTCGTCCAATGATCTCTTGATATCATCCAACTGCTTCTTGGAATACTCCGGGTTACCCAACTTGCGGATCACATAATCTTTTCCGTTGAAGGTAACGACGAGAGTGCCTTTTTCAGTCTTCAGTATTGCCTGCCGTGAGTGCAACATGACCACCTCCTGTAAGCTGTAATGTTTTGATATTCGCTTCGACCATGCTGTTGTAATCCTTGATAAACCTCGGCTTGTTGTACTGCATGAGTTCCTGCGATGTGGTATGGAATGCCATGGTAATCAGCTCTGAAGGGCTTACCATTCTCTGCACCATTGGTGGTAGTGTGGCGTGTACTCGTTTTGCGTCCTCGACATCTGTCTCTGAGTACAACTGCTGACAAGCAATCCGCAACTGCTCAAATGCATACTCAGCCTGTCCGAGTTCGGGATTGGAGATTTCTAATATCCTTCTCCGTACCTGCCCGATATTCGGCGCAAACTCTCTTGTATCATCGAAGACGAATGACTGTACTGCTTTGGTGACAAGCGGTGTAGGGTAGTCTTTCAGTCCCTCATACCATAAGCTGAGGAGCATTGACCCTGTCTCGCTGTTGTAGGATGTGAAGCTCTGAGGATAGCTCGTCTTGAGCACCGTCAGAATCTCTTTTACTTCATTCATTTCCATTAGAATGGTAAATCCTCCAATTTGTTTTTCTTTTGTGGTGTAGGTTGTGAGTTTCTTTCCCATGTTCTTACTGCGGCTTTCCAATCCTTCATAGAATTTTTGCCAACTTTCCATCCGTTGGAAGTGTAGTAATCAATGAATTTCTCAGCGTCTACGAAGTTATGTCTTTCTTCACAGTAAGCTTGGACTTCTTCTAGGGTAGGTGGAGTGAAGCGTTTAGCGGAGCGACCACTATTATCTTTACTATCCTTACCTATACTTAACTTACCTATACTTACCTGTGTCGACGGCTCGTCCACGGCTCGTCCACGGAGTGTATACGCTTTGTTTTCGTCGAAGCCCAAGGATGCTTTTTCTTCCTTGTAAGTCGTCTCGTTATAGGTGTCTTTGCGAATGTAATTGTGGATGCACCAATGTTTAATAACCACTACCCCGGACTCAAACAGGATGACGAACTTCTTGTCTAACAGGGTCTGCATATCTCCGTCAGATGCACCAATCATTCTCATGATCTTCTTAGGTGAATTCACGAAGCCGTCATCATCGGCTCTCATTCCCAAGTCGTAATACAGAAGTCTTGCTGTGACGGGCATATCTATAAATGCGTCACTGTCGATAATGGTTTTGGCAAACATTCTTCTTTCTGCCATTTACACCTCTCAGAAGGGGAGCTTATCGTCCCACGGATTGTATGCGTTTTCTACGATAGGTTTCTGCTGTGGTGCAGGCTGTGCGGCTACATCTTCATCAATCTGCGTGCGATTTGCCATGATGGTGTAGTTGTAGAACACTCTGCCGTCCTTAGGGGAACGTGATTCCCTTGAAGAGATTCTGCCTGTCACTGCTACAAGGCGTCCTGCTCTGACCGTAGAATTGATTTCATCGAACGCAAATTTGTTCTGTGAGAAGCACATGATTTCAAATGTCTCCGTCACCTGCTGTCCGTTCTTGATCGACGGAATCCCCAAGTGAAACTTCACCATCTGATTCCCTGTCTGTGTTGCAACCACTTCCGGGTTGTCCATTGCTTTCCCCATAAGTCTCACGTAGTTTTCTGAAAATGCCATAAGGTCTATCCTCTCCTTCTAATATGTGCACCACGATCCGTGGATTCTTTTTGTCTGTGAATATTTCATGGTACAGTCCTTCAATGTATTTCCTGCTGTCATCCGGGAAGATACCGTACTCGACAAGGGCATCCTGTATAAATTTGATAGCGAATGCGACATTGTCATTGTCTCGGCGATTGTTTTCTTCCCACCACTCGATGTACAGTGAGCACTTATTCTCGTGACGATGCAGGGTTTTCATTGCGACTGCGTGATGTATAAACAGCCTCAGCGTATCCTGTATATGCCGTTTAATCTTGGCTGACTGATAGCGGTTCGTTCTTTCCGCTGTTATGTATTCGTTGAGGCTGAGTAACTTAATCGGAAAAATTATTACCTCCGTTGTTCCACTCACGGTCAATTTGTTTGTCGATAATCCGTAGTTGGAGTTTAAGGACGTTAATTTTTTCTTGGGATGTGTAATACAACGCTTCCTCGACATCCCGTACCTCCTTTGCATTTGCGACGTCGGGTTCACCTGCTATGAACTGAGATATGAATGTTACTGATACTCCTGCATTCTTCTCTGCAAGTGCCTTCTGTCTTGCGATAACTTTGTATTCTCTTTCTGACCGGGCCTTCCTGTAGCCTCTTTCCTCAAGCGTGTTCAGTTCTTCCTGTAACTGATTGGCTATGTTATTGAGGTCGGTCAACAGATCAATTCCATCACTCTTCATCTTCATCCTTGGCTTTTTCAATGGCATCATTCACAATGCGCTCGATTATGTAGTCCGCTCTTTTATCAGCGAGTTCACGGTACAAATCATGGATTTTATTGAAAGCTTCACATACAGTGAAGTTATCTTCTCTTGCCTCTCTTTTCAGCTCGGCGTTTTCCTTCAGCAGGATCTCGTATGCTTCATTTGCCTCTTTCAGCTCACATTCGAGGTCTTCCATGCGAGATTTGTACTCGTCACGTTCCTCTTCCATCCTGTCTTTCTCGATTTCAAGATCCTCAATGCGTTCGCAATAGTAATCAGAATTAACGTGTCCCATCTTCTCCTCCTAGATAATTGTGGTGAAATGTTTCCATGAATTTTTCGTGGCCATACTCAGCTTCAAAAGCTCTCTGCGCTTTGCACTTCAGATACATGGATAACTCCGTATTCTCGTGTGCAATGCTGTGATGCCTCGGACAGAGTGCTACACACAATCCGTAATCCTTACACTTCTGCCGATTGGCTGTGCCGGGGATCATTTCATGAATGTGAATGTTAGTGGATCTGCATATGTAGCACTTATCCATATGTGGCTGAATGATGCTGAACCTGTCACGGTCTGCTATATGTTTCTTTGGCATGAATTACTTTCTCCAAAAGTGTTTCCTTCGGAACAGGCGGCACTTCCACCAATCTGCCAAGTCCTTTTTTCGGTAGCCATAAGCAGTAGAGATTCGGTATCTCTGTTAGTAACTGCTGTTCCATCGCCATCCGATACATAGACAGCTGAACACTGAGGTAGTCACTGTGAAACTTAGACGTTGTCTTAATATCAATCAGCGCATTCTCTCCGTGTATTGTTCCGAAGAGGTCATACTTTCCTGCGAAGATCGGCTCTCCATCATGGAAGAAACATATAAGCTGTTCTGAAGAAATAGCCTTGATATCATTCTCGATTGCCAACTGTATGTACCGCTTGATTGCTATTCCTTCGTAGGACTTCGTATTAAGGCCGTCCGGGATCTTTTTAGCTATGGCTATAGATTCTACCATCTCGTGGATTCTGTCTCCGTAGGCGGCCTTATTCGCAAGCACACGACGGCTTACACCTTTATACATGTCTTTGAATTCGGGCATGAGCCGCATGAGTGTTGTCGTGGAAGGGGTTATTACTCCGTTGACTAGGTATTGGTGGGTATCCTCGAAGAATTCAATGTCAGTCATAGTAAGTGACCTTCAAATATCCATTCTTCTTTACAGTTTTCTGATAGTCCTCTGCATTAAGACCGGACACATCAATGAGGGCCTGCACTTTGTTCTTGTCGAAGCTCTTGGACTCAGTAGGTGCAATGACTGTGAACTTGGCGATGCCTTCAATGTCCCACGATTTGATACCGTGATCCGCCATTGCTTTGTACAGAGCCTCTTTGATCTGCTTCTCCTCATTGTCCATTTCCAACTTTGTCAGCTGAAACTCCTGCAACTTGAGGATCTGTTTCTGCACTGCTTCGGGGATGATGATCTGATTATCAATTACCTTCAGTTCCATTCTTGGCCTCCATGTTCTTCTGATTGATCTGCTGAATGATTCCGCTTGCTTCCTTCATGGTGAGTTCGTCAAACTTTTTCTTGTTCAGCTTGGCAAGTTCTTCCTTAATAAATTCAGCGTGAAGGGCGAAGTTGCTCATGAGCAGTTCTTTCTGCTTAGGGCTGAGAAGTTTTTCCTCAATGGTTTCCTTAGCTTTCTCTTCCATGTGAGTTCCTGCACCTGCATCCACCATGTCGGTTTCAGCGATGTCGAGTGCTTCCATGTAAAGGTAACGGCGCATGTAGGTGTGCTTACTGCCGAGTCCCTGTATCGGATTTCTCTGAGCGGCTTCCGCTGTGGGAGAGGTGAACTCGATGAACTCGTCCGTGTTATCAATGTTGAGGATCAGAAGGACGGCTGTTTCTTCAACGATGCCATCAATGGTCTGCGTCTGAATGGTGAACACTCCGATCAATCCGAGTTCGTCGAAGATCTCATTTGTTCTCGGGAGGAAGTCGCCCAAGTCGAAGTAATAAAACTTGTCATACGGGTTGTAGCCGCTTTTTTTAAGCCCGGATTTCTGAAGCATGACTTTTGCACGGGCAAGTTTTTTGTAGACCGACCATTTACTGTAGTCTTTCGCTTCACGGATTGCCGCCGCTTCTTCCGGTGTCTGCTGATTGTCTTTGAGGAATATTGTGTCCTGTCTTACAGGGGTCTTTGCTGTTGCCATTCTAGTTCCCTAATCCTTTCTGCCGTCTCGGCTATGGTTTCTTCATTGCTGATGTCAGCATTTAGTTCGGTAAGAGTCTTCAACACCTGTGTGACTTCTCTTTCCCAAAAGATGTAGGTTTTCCCTTTTCTGATTCCGTGCAGGATACCTGCTCTTCTGAGGCTGTCGATTTTGTGGCGGTCACAGTGCAGAGCTTCCGCCAATTCGGCTGTGGTGTAGGTCAACATAGGTTTACTATCCCTCAACCTAGATCCCGTAAGAAAACAGGGACTACGTCAGTGATGTTCAACACCTTGCAAAGGTTGGCAATTTCGGTGGAAGTAAATTCCCTTTTGCCGCTTGCTTTGTACATTAAGGAATACCTTGACATTCCAACTTTTTTTGCAAGTGTATCAACTGTGTAACCTGCTTCCTTCATGTGGTAGTAGAGAAGATTCTTGTTCGTAAGATTGTTCTGTTTCATTACCTTTCCTTTCTGAGGTTTACTGTCAATCAACCCTCTATAATAATAACATATAGTACACTGAGGGTCAACGCTGTAGAAAAAAATGTTGCATAAGGATGAACCGTGATTTATATTGAAGATGGAGGTGTACCATGGAATACTACGAAAGAATCAAGATGAGAAGGGAACAAATGCGAATGTCGCAGGATTCTCTCGCAGAAAAGACAGGCTACTCCGGGAAGTCGGCTATATCACGGATAGAGAAGGGTGAGGTCGATGTTCCTCAAACGAAGATCAATGAGTTCTGTAATGCTTTGCAGGTAAGCCCGAATTGGTTGTTGCTAGGTGTGGAGGCGGACGGCTTGTCTCCGCATGAGAAAAGATTGATTGAGGCATACAGGAAAGCACCCCCTTTATTTCAAAAAGCTGTAGACGATTTGCTTCAGCTCTAAAAGAAAAGGCCCAATGAAGGGCCAATTTTTATTTATTCCGTTTTGCGTATTCTCTGAGACAATCAAGAAACCACTGCCGTTTGTTCGGGATTGATTCGTACACTTCAATCAGTTCTGCGTCGGTTGATTTGTTCAGAAATATGTTTACCTTTTTGAGTTTCTCTTTATGGTAGCGATCGTTATATTCTTTCTTATTAGTAGGCATTATGATACCGCCCCGTTTCTTTTTCCCCACGAATGATGTAATTGGTCGTAAAGGTTTTCTGCATCATCGTAGATTTCGTCACTGAATAATTCTCTCAAGTCAGTTTCGGGCAAGCCTTCAAGGATTAACATACAACATCTATGCACAAGTTCTTTTCTTGCCTTAGACTTAACTATCAATCGCAATGTTCCTTCGTATTCGTCTTCCTCATTCATCTGAGAAATGACTGCACCGCAATCAAGGATTACCTTGTCTACTGTTTCTTTGACTTTTTCATAGCCGTTGAACATCCATTACCTCTCTTTCTGTACGTCCTTTTATGGCATAGGGATGTCCTTATTTTATCATGTCCTCAAGGAATTTTAGAACCTCATCGAAAATATCTGCTTTTGCACGGTCTGTTTCCCAACCCCAACCGTCTTCTTCACAGGGGTAGCGATAAATTGTATCACCTTCGCTGTTTGTCTCGCCTGTTTCAACCATAACCCATCTCTTATCATTCTTAATGGTGTTGTAAACCTGTTCGATTGCGTGAATCCTGCGGATTTTCTGTTCGAAATTTGTCATTTTCTTTTCCTCCTTTAAATGACTACCCATTTGCCTTTGCTGTTGCGCTGTTTAATTTCGAGAACCAACCGCCCGGTGTCGTTATCTTCTACGTAGAAGTCATGGCCATCCTTCGGGTAAATGTTCTCAAAGTGATGCAATGATCTGAATGCCGCCGCCTTGGAATTGTGATGTGACATTTCACAACCGACTCTGATAAACCCGGCATCATATGCAAGCATCACGCTGTATTTGTAACTCTTTGCCATACCATACCTCCTTAATGTTTCTGCTTTTTGTTTCCGTACTTCAATGCGTCTTCAAGGTTATCGAAATAGTGTCCCCACTCCCACTGACTGCCGATAGGTTTTTCGGGATCGTAGAAGGAACAGCACACAAACTCTTTCTCTCCGCTTGGGTAAATCAGAAGAACGAGTGAGTGCTGATTGTCGAACTTGTGCAATTCAAATGTCTGTTTCATGTTATTCTTCCTCCTCCGGGTATCCCCATGTAGTCTCACCAACGAGCCTGTTAAGAACATCGAGTTTTAATCTGAGTAGTGATTTATGAACCTCACTTTCTTCATAGCCGTCTGTCTCGCAGGCTTGATATTCATAGCACCGAATACATCCGATAAGATTGTTAGGCGTACAAAGAATATCTTCATACTTAAATCTTGGCGTCTTCGTATCTTCGCCATACCGGGCATTCACTGAAGCATAATTCTGATTGAGAAGGGACTGACCAATACCATTTCTGATATCGTTTACGTCAATCAACCATCCTGTAGGTTTTTTGTAATCTTTTGCAGTGTAAGGCGTATCGTAAATGTTGAATCCTTCAGCGATGCAAGAAATAGTTTTGTTGTCACAAATGTAAGCACTCATTATGCATGTCTCCTTTCAATTTCAATCAGATCGAGAATAATATCAGATGCAGATTCGAATGCTTCCTGCCAATCAAGGTTGTCTTCGGCAAACATTCTGAAAAATTCATAAAGATCACGCCTGCCTTTTCGACTTGAAAGCATTTCGTCAATATTTGTCATGTCGTTATCGTCTCTATCCCACCAAGGGATGAAGTTGTCTGTGAATTTTTCAATCTTTTCTTTTGTTGTCATTCTCCCAACACCTCACTTTCTGTTAAGGGATACAACTTATAAGATTCTTCAAGCACTGCACCAAAGAACATTGCTGTCATCAATGCGGCGCAAATGAAAAGGGCAACTGCCGATGCAATCACCCTTGCAATCTTCTTAATCATTCAAGCACCTCTACCATTTCCCACTTCAGCGGCTCTTCGTCAATGCAGTCGTAGACTTCTTCGAGTTCATCGAGATAACTTCTGATTTCGTCGATATTGTTTCTTATATACTTCACATCTTCTTCAATCAGCATGATCAGTGACTCTTCTCTGTCCTGCAAGTCATCATAGTCCTGTTCGTATGATTCCATGTATTCCGGGAAAGTTGAGCATCCCCGATTGTCTTCGAGATATGCTTCAAAGATATCTTTAGTGGATTCGATTTCGTAAGAATTGTTATTGTAGTAGTAAGCGGCAAATTCTCTTGTCATTTTCTTTTCTCCTTTTCTTAGTCTTTAAAGATTTCGTATTTGTATTCGGGGCGGTATTTTTCAAAGAAATCAACCTGTTCCTTTGCTTCTTCGTAACTGTCAAATACATCCTGCGACAATTCGTCAATGAGTACTGCCCACGGTGAGTAAGAACTCCATACTTCGATTCTCCACATGTTAGCTTCTCCTGTATCTTCTTGTTGCTGAGTAGCAATCACTTCCGTTTTCTTCGATGTCGTACACTTCAACCAATGCATAGCCGAGTTCTTCCATGATCCAATCACATCTGAGGTGGTCATGTTTCCAATCACCCCAAGTGATGTCAACTCCGATTGAATCGTCTTCCCAATAGTCATGAACATCTCCCCACACATTGCAAGCGTTGAAACAACGAGTGATGCAATCATATTCTTCTCTTGTCAGCATGTTATTCTCCTTTCACAAACTGTCCGAGTGCTTTCAGTTCTTCTGCGTAGCTTGGCGATAATCTGAGCGGTAACACCACCATCTGCTGTGCTTCGTCTTTACTGTTAGTTTCAAATACCGCAGGTTTCATAGTTCCGTAGAATCCGAAGAAGTTTCCACAAATTGCTTCTGCAATCTGTACAAGGTTTCTATCGAATGCCATGATACCTTCGTCTGTGAAACATACAACTGAATCACCATCCAAGTGACGGATCACGATGTTACTGCACTGTGTTGTGTACTTAGGTACTCCCAAGAAGAACTTGTCCATATCTGTATAGTGTTCCTGCTCTGTGAGAATCTTGGCGGACTTGTCGGTGCGCTGATAAGTTTTATTAGTAGAGATTGCCGGGAACAGTGTGCTTTCGCCGATGAAATAACCTTTGTACTGGTTATGAGTAAGTTTCAGCAGGATATGTGAATCTGTGATGAATGCATGTGTTTCGTTGAAGGATACGATGATTCTAGGCTGCTTTGTGATGTACTTAATGAAGGGATTGAAGAAATTGTTGTTTGCCATGATTACTTAGCCTCCTTTTTCATGAATGATTCGTAAATCTGTTTTTCAGATGGTTTCCATAAGAAGTATTTTGTTTCGCCGTTCATTGTTACCGTGAAGATGTTAGGGAAGGGATTCTTCAGTTCGTACGGCGGAAGAGAAAAGGAAGCCGTTTCTTTGACTTCCTCAACCTTTTCTGTTTTTGTCTCTTCAACCTTAGGTTCTTCAACATTTGCAGGTTCTTCCTGTTCTTCGTTGTCGATTGTTTCGGCGGTATCTTCGGGGATCATGAACTTGACTGCTTTCTGAGCCATTGAAGCGGCACTCACGAATAACTTATGATCGTTATTCAGTTCTTTCAGCCATGACTGAATGTATGCGGCACTGTTCGTTTCTGTTTTCGGTGTTTCAATTCCGCAGATTGCCATTGTGAAGGCACTTCCGAGTTCAGCTACTAACTCTTCTTTAGAGTATTCGTGACCGCCGAAGAAGTCGTTTGTAAGTCTGTTCAGCCTTGATTCATGGCCTGTACTGTGAATGAACTCATGGAATGTTGTGCTGTAGTATTCGTTGGTATCTTTGTACTGATTGATACTAGGTACTACCACCATATCTTCGGATGGTCTGTAGAATGCCCGATTACTGCCTGTATTATCGAACTTGATACCGCTTGCTGTTATGTAGTCGGTGATGATTGTTTCAGCGTCCATGATTGGCGTGTTTTTACGTTCCTTCTTCTTCGGAAGTTTCACGCCTTCGGTATCTTCGAGACTGTAGACTGTGTAGTACTTCAGAATCGGGATAATCTTCATTTCGGGTTTTCCATCTTCACCGATGATGACGTTGCCGTTGTTATCTTTCTTTTCGTACGCTTTCCTGTTCCACCATATGACCATGTACCGTTCAGCGTCTTCCTTGAGCTTTCCGCCGTGTTCCGTAATCTGTTTGTAAGTGAGGAACTTGCCACCCTGCATTCCGAGAAGGAACTGATTTGTCAGTGAATATGCTTCACCGCTGATTGCATTCGTTGCAAGCATTGTGCCGTCGATGTTCTTGGCATTGTCCCACGGTTTCCGCCACGGAATGATACCGTTCTCCATCTGTCTCATGATTCTCTCTGTTACGATGTCATAAACGTTCTTGTGTTCCTTGGATGTTCTTCTGTAAGTCATGATTTTTCCTTTCTTTCGCTTCTTAGCGTTTTCCATAAAGTGTCCATATGATTGAGCCGTTGTTGTAGTAAATTGTTACTTCGTCACCTGTCTGTAAATCGTCCGCTACTATATCGACAAGTGTCCCGTCCTGTAGTTCGATGATGTAAATATCGTCTTCGCCCTGTTCACACCCTTCATAAATCTGTCCGAATACTCACAATCGGGATTTTTGATCATGTAATACGGTTGATTCTCATTGAGCCAAAACTCCATGAGGCGGAAATTGTTTGCACGTTTAACGACTGTGCCTGTCTGAGTGATGATTCTTGACACCAGCAGATCCTCCCGATCATTGCCACGATCGAATCAGCGAGTTTATCGCCATACGCATATCCGAAAGACTGAATATCTTCAGCGAGTGTTACAGGTTCAGTGGCAAGCATGAAAGCAAGTGCTTTCCGATCGTCCGTGAGTTTCCGTGCCTTGCAGTACTGCCATACCGTACGTTCGATGTAGTCAAAATCAGCAGAGTTCTTGAGTGTTGTCTTTTTCATGATGTTTTCCTTTCCTTCGCCTTCGGGCGGATTATTTTTTCGGTGACCTTTTTGGCCATAAGAAGGGGATATTATTACACCGTCCCCCTAAAGCGGTTCAGCCTGTTCTGATATGTACACTTGGTGCGCTATATGCCCACTTCTCCATGCACTCCCTTACTCTCCGTCGCTTCTCCTTCAAATCACTATCACTTGGTATCTACATAGGTATTGCTACCTACCACGGTCTCCCGTTATCTCCAGTTAGCAAACATGCCATAGGGTTTATATGTCTCTCCGAGTTTCACGGAGCTATACGCATGAATGGATAGTCACTATTCCAAGTGAGTGCACCCCTCAGACCGACTCTTTTCAGCCCACAAGCCCCGATAAAACTAGGGACGTGAAAAGCCGTTTCCAAGGGTGGTGTAATTTCACCACGTCCATGCTCACATGCCTTCGCTTGCCATTACGAAAGCTTATTACGCCGTGCTATATTGACTCACGTCAGATAGTCGTACTCATTACCCACAAGTGTCTGACACTCCATGTATCGGACGGAGCGGAGCGGATATGTTTTCAAGGAACAGACGCATACATTTGCTACTGACTACTAATCAGTTCACAGACAAGTATTCACTGTTAATCGGATACCCTCATATCAGAGAAGGAACTTGAATATATGAATTATGTATGTGTGCAAGTGACTTTCTTTTTGGCCTCCCGTCCTTGCACCCTTAGTATCGCACAGGGCTTCGGGTTCTTTCGGGTTTTGGCCACCAAGACCGCAAAAAATCGTGTAAATAGATAAATAGAGAAAATATTAAGTTTATTGCATAACTATGCGTGGTGGGGTTGAACTAAAACGTGACTTGTTTAGACAAGCCCAAAACAGCTGACATGTTTAGACAAGTGACAGTCGGGAGGCATGGTAGAAATCGGGTAGAAAAGCCCCAAAAAAGGCTTGATCATGCGGTTTTTTGGTGTTCGTGCAAGGGTACTAGGAGCAGGCACAGCACAGGGGACACAGGGAATGTAAGGGTACGTGCACAGGGTACAGGGGTACGGCCATTTTTGGCGGGGTGGCCGAAGGAACTCCATGTGCGAAAGCCCCATCCTCTTTCTCTCTCATCGTGTGTTCGTGATTTATTTACCCCACCCACACTCCCCCGGCCTATGTCTGACACCCCTAGATGGAACCAAAAAAGTTTAGCAGTACTGAATATTTAATGGCGGTGGTATCGAAAAATCCCGGGCGAATACTCAGTAATACTAAACTTTTGCTATATTTTCTTGAAAATGGAGGTTTTATGGAACAGAAACTGAAGAAAGATGGTACGCCCGACAAGCGTTATAAACCGAAGAAGCTCGATAACATTAACCCCACATTGTTTGAGGGCAGGATTAAGAGATACTTTGAAGAGACTGATCCACTTGAATGGAGTGTTCCTTCTCTGTGCAATTATCTTCAGATCTCCAAGCAGATGTTTAAGAACATGGCAGACCACCCGGATCTTGCGAGTGTACATGAGTATGCGAGTAACATGATTGAGGCGGATCTGTTCAAGAATCTGAAAACCATGAAAAACCCTACCGGGGCGATCTTCGCTCTGAAGACAATGGGTTATTCGGATAACAGAGGAGTTGATCTGAACGCTAAGATTTCCATCGAGCAGGTACTGAAGAATACCAAGCTGAAGGCATGAAACAGACTGCAAGAAAAGCAAGAGAACGGAAGAAGAAGGAAGAGGCCGAACTTGAGAAACAGAAGAAGGCTGAGGCCAAGGCGAAGGGTGAGAAGTATGTAAAGCCTGCTGTCTTATCTCTAAAGGATTATATCGAGACTTATTTCAAGATTGTCGATAAGCAGAGTAACCTTGTTCCGCTCCATATGAACGACGCTCAGAAGGTTTTGTATGAGACGTTCAAGGAACACTACAACAACGATAAACCGTGCAAGGTGATTATCCTTAAAGCTCGTCAGATGGGTTTCTCTACCATGACTGAGGCACTGATCGGTGCGGTGACTATGACTTCGTTCTTTATCAACGGATTGATCATGGCGCATAACACCGACGCTACGAATAACATCTACGACATGGTGAAGAGGTACTACGATAACCTGCCGCCTAATCTGAAGCCGATGGTCAAATACTCCAATAGCAAACTGCTGAGGTTCGAGAATCCTACCAATGATCCTGCTGAAAAAGAAGCAAATCCCGGCTTGAGAAGTTCTATTAGGGTATCAAGTGCTGAACAGAAGGGCGTTGGTCGATCTGCTACGTATAAGCTGATGCATTTGTCTGAGATAGCGTTTTGGAAGGAACAGGACGGCAAAACCGTACAGGATCAGCTGACAGGTCTATTGCAGACACTGCCTCAGTCCGGGTTCTCACTGTTGGTAATCGAAAGTACTGCCAATGGCTATAACTATTTCAAGCAGATGTGGGACTCCGCAGTGGCAGGGGATAACGATTATATTCCGTTATTCTTCCCGTGGTATCAGATGCCCGAATACAGAAGGGAGTATAACGGCGAGGAATTAACTGCGGAAGAGAATGATCTGAAGGCTGAATTCGGACTCGACAATGAGCAGATCATGTGGAGACGGTACGCTATTCGTACGCTGTGCGGTGGCGATATCAATCAGTTTAAACAGGAGTATCCTGCCACCCCGGAAGAAGCGTTCATTCAGTCGGGTAATCCGTTCTTCGATCCCGTGAAGATACAGGAGAGATTAAGAAGTGTGCATCCTCCGATGGATATGGGAGAGTTTACCGAATTGGGCGGATTCTACGAACGGCAGAATGGCTGTATCTCTATATGGCAACACCCCGAACCCGGTCACGTTTATTGCCTTGGAGCGGATACCGCAGGTGAAGGATCTGACTATTTCGTCGGGTATGTATTGGATAAGACGGAAGGCGGTAAGCAGGTAGCCAAGTACCGTGCGCAGATGGATGAGCGACAGTTCGTTCAGCAGATATATAACCTCGGCAGGTATTACAACTACGCTCTGATCGGCCCGGAAACAAACTTCTCGTCCTATCCGACACTGCGATTGCAGGAGATGGGATATGAGAATCTCTACGTAAGAGAAACGGTCGATACCTATATGCCGCATGTCATGAAGAAGTTCGGCTTTAAAACCACCTCTACGACTAGACCACTGATATTGGATAAGCTGAAAGAGATCGTGAACTACCATGCGGACTTAATACAAGACCCGGCTTTCTTCCATGAGGCATTGAGTTTCGTTAAGAATGAGGTCGGCAGACCCGAAGCCGCTACAGGTGCGCATGATGACTGCGTGTTTGCAATGGCTATCAGTTGGGCGATTATGCCACAGGCGGTTGATTATGTTCCGATTGAAGAGGAAATCTTACCGAAAGATTACGAAGAAGTAATGTCTTTCTTGAACTTTATAGGAGGTTGATATGGCAATTATTGTCCTTGGAGTCATCGCAGTTCTTTCTATGATTACATCATGTATAACACTCTATACTCTTCGACGGATGGAGCGTATTGACGCCGCAAAAGATTTTACCGATACGGAGAAAGGACAGATCAGACAGATTCTTAACATGATGATGTTTGACGGAAACCCTCATGGAAATTAAAAAGAAACCCGAAGAAATATACGCTGAATATGTGGACGGAACATCGTTTAATTCCGGGATAGAACTCTATTCAAATGTCCGCAAGAATCAGCGTTTTTTTATGGGCGATCAGTGGTACGGGGTAAACGCTCCCGATATGACCAAGCCTGTCTTCAATATCATCAAACGAGTAGTAAGCTACTTCATTGCGATGCTTGTTTCGGATGATGTCGGCGTACATATTACACCGTTTGACGATACGGAAGAGAATAAGGCCCTTGCTGATGTACTTGCATCCTCAGTCGAAAAGGTTATCGAGCGCACCAAGACCACTACGAAGGCCCGTAAAAACATTCAGAATGCTTGCGTGGATGGCGATACGGCTGTCTACATTAACTTTGACCCGGATATTGAAACGAATCAGTCCTATCAAGGCGATATTGAAACGGAAGTCGTGGACAACACGCATATTATTTTCGGTAATCCGTACTCTTCAGAGGTTCAGAAACAGCCTTATATCCTTGTTGTTCAGCGTCTTTACACCAAACAGGTGAAGGATATGGCGAAACAGGCAGGCGTTTCTGAGAACGATATCTCCATGATTACCCCGGATGATGACGAGTACACCAATGAAGAATCTTCCGCTGACGCACAGCTGACTACAGTCATTACGAAGTTTTGGAAAGAGAAAACAACGATCAATGACAGAGATCAGTTCGGTATTTCCAAGCCTCGTACAAAGACGACCGTCAAGTGCATTAAGGTTACGAATAAAGTGGTACTGAAGGAAGAGACGGATCTCGAATATAAGTTGTACCCGATTGCTTGGTTCTCGTGGGAGAAGGTATCGAACAACTATCACGGACGCTCTCCGATCACGGGACTGATTCCGAACCAAGTTTTCATCAATAAGATCTATGCAATGTGCATGGTGTACATGACGAACATGGGTTTCCCCCGTGTTTTTTACGATGAAAACAAGATTGCCAAGCTGACCAACGACGTGACGAAGGCCACCGCTATTACCAACATGGATATGGCAGGCAAAGTCATTGATGCAGTGAAAGCACCCGACTTCTCCAATCAGATTATTCAGTTGATCGACTCTACTATCGCCTACACCAAGGAAACAATGGGTGCGTCTGATGCGGCATTAGGTGAAATTTCTAACCCGAACAACACATCCGCTATCGTTTCCGTTCAGCAGGCATCCTCAGTACCCCTCGAAATTCAGAAACTCGATTTCTATCAGTTCTATGAGGACATCGTGAGGATCATCGTGGACATCATGGGGTGTGACTACGGTACGAGAATGGTGAAAATCACTGAATCGCAGGCCAAAGCACTGAACCTTGTGGATCATATCGAGTATCACGACGTGTTCGGCAACCCGGTACAGCCGATGGTTGACCCTGTGACAGGGCAGTTGCCTCCGGATATTGAGGTTGTCCCTATCTACAAGACATATGCGGAGATTGATTTCTCGATTTTGAGGAACGCAAACTTCGATCTCGATGTAGAAATCGGTCAGTCTTCCTATTGGTCTGAGCAGACACAGGTACAGACGATGGATAACCTGTTCGACAAGGGCATCGTTACCAACCCGATTACCTACCTTGAAGGCATCCCGGACAAATACATTCCGAACAAGCGGAAACTGATGGACGAACTGAAACAGCAGAGAGCCGATGCAGAACGTCAGCAGAAGATTGTTGAACAGCAACAGCAGATGATCCCCGGCGTAACAAGAGGTATGCAGGATGGACAGGATAACCGTGCGGCGACAGGTATGTACGGCAACGAAGAACTGAATCAAGTATATGAAGCATCGAAAGAATTCTATGGAGGCAACGCATGATTTGTCCCAAATGTCATAAGACGATGGAGCGAAAGAAAGCACCCATCGAAGAGCAGAATATCTACTACTTTGAATGCCCGCACTGCGGGTTTTTTATTGGCAAACCCCTCGAACTGATAGAGGAAGAAACCCCGGTCACAACTGAGAAATCAGAGTGATATATTCGCCCAACCATAGGCGACAGGAGAAACTAAATGCCCGAAGAGATGACAAACCAGTTAATTGACGAAGGCACAGACGATTTTTTTGTCGATGAAGTTTCCGACTCCACCAATGAAGAAACAGAATCCACGGAAGAATCCACACCCACGGCGGATGAATCTTTTCTGAACATTCGCTACAACGGCGCAGATGAATCCCTTACAAAAGAACAGGCAATCGAGCTTGCTCAGAAGGGGAGAAACTACGACAAGATTTACAACCGTATGCAGGAGCTTCAGAACGACCCGATCAGAAAGATGGTCGAAGAGCAGGCTCAGCGTGCAGGATTGTCGGTTGAAGAATATGCCAACCGTCTTGCTCAGTTTCAAGAGACATCTGCCGTAAATCGTATTGCAAGAGATTTCATGGCTAAAAACCCCGGAGTTACGGAAGAAGTCGCACAGCAGTACGCACAGTCGGAATACCGCAATCAGCTCAATCAGAAACAGGCACAGCAGGCACAGGCACAGGCGCAGGCCACGCAGTCCCGGCAGGCTATGGCACGTTCGCAGGTTGAGCAGTTTTTACGTGAATTCCCGGATGTTGATATTCAGAAACTCCCACAGGAAGTAATCGACGATATCGACATGCGAGGCGAAACGCTGTTGAGTGCGTACAGAAGCTACGAGAACAGGCAGTTGCGCAAAGAGCTTGAAGCGGCTCGTACAAATACGACTAACAAATCAAAGTCGGTAGGCAACATCACAAGCAACGCAGGTTCTTCTACAGGCGATGGTGATCCGTTCTTGGAGGGTTTACTCGGCAAGTAAAGGAGAACACTCATGGCTATCAATTTAGCTACCAAGTACGAAGGCAAACTTCTGCAGGCTTACACAAGAGAATCCGTTATCACAGGTAAGTACAACACTGACTACGATTGGAACGGTGTAAGCTCCATCCACATCCTCACAGCTGTCACTCAGCCGCTGAACGACTATAACAGATCGGCATCGGGCAACCGTTTCGGTACACCTGCCGAATTACAGGACACCAAGCAGGAACTCGTGCTGTCTCGTGACAAGTCCTTCGCTATCGTTGTTGACCGTGGCAATTACACAGACCAGATGATGGCTAAGAAGACGGGTGAAGTCACAAAGGCTCAGATCGGTGAACAGGTTGTTCCGTACTTCGATAAAGTCGCTCTGACTACATGGGCACATCACGCAGGTCAGTCCACACCGATGGCGGCTGTCACCAAAGACACTGTCCTTGATATGTTCATCGCCGCTCACTCTCATTTCTTCAATAACGCTATCCCGGTCGACCCGAGCCGTTGCTATGCGTATGTCACCACAACTACATATGCAAAACTGCTGAGAAACCCGGAATTTATTTCTGTTGAGAAACTCGGTGAGAAGGATCTGACAAAGGGCGTTGTCGGTAAGTGCATGAATTTCACGGTTATCGAAGTGCCCGACACATATTTCGATGCAACTCTGACAGAAGGCGGCACTGCTATGGCTGACGTTGCAGGCACACAGGCTCTGTTCGTAAACAAGAAGTCCGTTATCTTTGCTCAGAAGATGAAGGAACTGTTCATCCGTAACAACCCTCCGGGAATCAGTGGCGTACTGATGGAAGGCCGTTACAGAGGTGATGCTTTCGTCCTCGACACAATCAACAAAGGCGTACTTCAGATTAAGACAAGCGCTTAATTAAGGCTAGAAAGGACATTGGTTTATGACTGTAAAAGAACTCTACGAATTGGCAAAGAACATGATGTTCGAGAAGAAGTCATCCAAGGACTATGATGGATATTACATGTTATGGATCAATGTCCTTCTTTCCGAAAACTTCGATCTGAACAATCATCTCCGCCTCAAGCACGGAAGAGAGAAACTGACTGAAGTCCCGACCGTATCGTTGGACACAGATGTGTTGCCATACGAGAACGAGATGTGTTGGGAGATTCTCCCTTACGGACTTGCGGCGAAGTTCTTTATTGACGATGATCTTTCAAAATACGATATCTTTAACACCGACTACGAAAACAGGCAGTCCAAGTATATGTGGGGTGTAGAAGTAGAGGTGGAAGATGTCTACAGGAGCATTAACTGATGGTTTGGCAGAAACAGAAAACACATGAGCCTGCTCAGTATAAGATCCTTGATATTGCTGAACCGGGATACGGCGGACTGAATATACAGGATTTGGACTACACATTGCCGCTGAATCAGTCTCCGAAGATGCTCAACATGATGCTCAAGAACGGAGTTTTCGGAAAGAGATACGGCAATTCAAGAGTGCATTATTTCGGGGAAAATATTCTCGCAATGGCTGAGTATGCGGACGAAATGTACGTTCATATCGGCACGAAACTAATCAAATACGACCCCGATGCGGACGTGATGGAAACAATCCTTGAACCTGTACCCGTAAAGAAGGGAACGTTCATTAACTACAATAAGTTTCTCTATTACCTGTGCAACAATCATTTCTATCAGTATGACGGCACGACAGGCAGTGAAGTAGAACCTTATTGCCCGGATGTGTGCATCAACCGTACCCCGGATGGGTCGCACTCCGATATCATTGAAGACTATAACCGTCTCGGTGCAGGCTATAAAAATACTTTTAATGGTGACGGAACATCTACTCAGTACACCGTCATGATCCCTAAGGAAGATGATTCTGATACAAGGGGTCTCGACTCCACCCACATTAAGGTAGAGATTGACGGTGTTGATTATGAAGAAGGTGACGAGTCGGGAAAGATCGTATCCGTAAACCGCACAAGGGGTATTATCACCTTTAACGTTGCGCCATCCAACGGTCAGAACAATGTAGTTATTACGGCTTATAAGACATTTACAAAGTATGAGAACTCCATTAAAGGGTGCAAGTATTGGGCGGTATACGGCGGTCAGAATAACTCACGCCTGTTTGTTGCCGGGAATGGAACATCTACTTATTACTTCTCTGATGTGTTCAATGCGGCGTATTGGCCCGAAACAAACTACGCTGTAGTCGGCAACTCAGAAAAAGATATTACAGGCTTCGGCGCACAGTATAACAACTTGATCGTGTTCAAGCCGACTGAGATCTACGCTATCGGTTATCAGTACGGAACTGACACTACGGGTGAAGAGAAGGCGATGTTCTTTACCACTCAGATCAACGTTGATATCGGATGCGACATGCCCGAAACAATTCAGTTTGTAGATAACCGTCTGACGTGGGGACATACAGAATACGGCATTCTGACTCTTTGCTCTACTGTCATTGAGGACGAGAGAAACGTCAGAGTAGTATCCCGGAATATTAATGGTGGCTATCGTGCAAACGGACTGCTGTCAGAACCGAATCTGAAAGATGCTAAAGCGATTGCCTTTGATGGCAAATACATGGTGTTCTGCAATACTCCTGCTTCATCTGAAGTTGTTTGCTCATACGAGGATGATGATGGTAATACAGTTAACATAACTGATAAAGGCGGACATGCTTACGTGTGGGATTATACAAACGCACCATATTCATCTTCTGACAGGATCAACGTAGACACAGCCGCCAAGAATACAGCATGGTTTCTGTGGAATAACATATGGGTAACGAATGGTGCATGTATGGTATTCGGCAGGAAGTTCTACCACGCACAGAATAACAGATTGCTTATATTCGATAACTCAGTAATGGATGAGGACAGAGAGGTTATCACTTCCGTATATCAGACTCCGCTCATGGACTTTGGCGCATACCATATGCTGAAGACTGTTAAGAAAGCGTTCTTTGAGATCAGAGGCGATACCCCCGGTATTCATCACATTCGTTACATAACAGACGAAGATTCAGATGGTGAGCAAGACCCGGAAAACATTGTTGTTCCTCAGACGCATTCCCTTTGGGGGCAGTTCAGTTGGAGAACATTCGGGTGGCTTATCGTAAACTTTGCAAAGACATTCGCAAGGAAGTGTTCCGTGAAAAAGATCATGTTGTTTGCGATTCAATTATCTAATAACGAGGTGGCTAGAGACATGAGCATATCGGGCATTCGTTGCGAGTACACCTTAGTAAAGGAGATTAAATAATGGATAGATTTAATTTCACCCCGGCAAATGGATTCCTTGATGCATCGGATTATCCCGATCCCGAGAATGAGTCTGAAGCGAGGGAACAGTTATTCTCACTCCACAAACAGACTAGGGACTTTATCAATAACAATCTCGTTGCACACGGCGTAACGTCTGATGGCGTAACAAATATCAAAGCGACAGAAGCAGGATTCTCTTATTCTACCGATGGAGAGAATTTCATTCTTATCTCAGACGCAGAAGGTCAGCATGGCACTGGCGATATGAAAGCGTCAGTATATGATAAAAACGCAAACGGTATTGTAGATGATGCCGAGACGGTAAACGGGCATACAATTAACGATGATATCCCGGCAGGACTTGTCTCACAGGTTAATGCCGACCACGAACGTATTGACAATATTCTTGTACAAGGAACACCAACTGAAGGAAACGCTGAGTTGATCGACATTCGTGTTGGTGCTGATGGCGAAACATATACCACAGCAGGAAGTGCTGTACGCTCCCAATTTGAAGAGTTTAGAAATTGCGCTCTTAAAACAGTCGAAGGGAGAAATATGGTAATATCAAACGCCGTATCAGATGGGATTTTCCATCAGCAGAGATATAGTGCTGATCTGATTGTATCCGCCAATAACGAAAAAAACTTGATCACTAAAACTGTACTCTCAACAACTTCGGGCCTTGAGTTTTACAACATGGCAAAAGGATGTGTAAGAGTAACGGGTACTGCGACCACGTCTAATTTGATCAATAGATATTTAAGGGGCGGATCTTTTTCCGGGAGTGCCTCAACAAAAGAGGTATACGAAGTAAGTACGGGCGATGATTACGTTTTGTCGGTGGCGGCATTTTTCAACCGCAACGTTGGCTGTGAAACTGTGTATGCGGCATTGTATAAAGACAATGGTTCGGGCGGCGTAACAACATTGAGAAGATTGTCTATTGACGCATCGAGCACTAACACTGTAGGAGGGGCGGCATCTGCTGTAATCTCTGTAGCGGCAGGAGAAAAACTTTACATTGCAATCGGATGTGCAGGCGACGCCGGGAGAATAATAGACGCAGAAATGTATGTATTCCTTTCCCACTCATCTAACGATGCAATTAACGTTCTAAATAACCCGTCAAATTTAGCCAAGATCAAACTTTATAAAAACACCGACACGTTAGTAGCATCAAATGCATGGCAAGGGCTTGGAGTTGAGTACCTTTCGAGGCCGATCCCGGATGGACTAGGCAAAGAGTTCGATGTCTGTGAATACAATGTCGGGCATTTTGCATTAGGAGACAATACCCCCATAGGAACAGATGATGACTACAAACCGTTTGTGAACATTTTTGCAGAGGAAAAACGATCTATCTTCGGCTTTGTGGAGTGGGACGAGTATTGGAACGAGGCGCAGGGCGTAACAAGTGAGAGCATGTTCGGTTCATTAAGGCCGTATTGGTCATCTCTCAATATAGCGGATGGATATATTCTGCAAAGAATTGCGTCTCAGCATAGAATCTTGTATGAATACATACATTATTTCGATAACTATTACCCGGAAACATGGAAGAAACTCTATTTCGTTGACTGTGTATTAAATAATAGAGAAGGTGATAATGTTCATTTTATTGTCACGCATCTTTCTTGGAGAACTAGAACCGTCCGCAAAAATCAAATAGACGAGATATTAGCCTACTTGGATGACATTAATCCGAAGTATTACGTTATAATGGGAGACTTTAATAACGGTTGTGACGATGAAGACCCTCCGGAAACATGGGAAGAATTTGAGGCTATTGTTGAAGCGGATCTCGCCGAGTTTACAGATTGGGGCGCAATCAGCCTACAGGGCAGTATGTTTGGGGACATTAAACGCAATCTTTGGATTCATACATACCACAGCACATCCGAAGTCAGACCGATTAAGCCGTACGACAATATCTTAATTTCACCTAATATGGTATTTTTAAGCGGATATATTCCTCTTGCAAACGAAGATGGCACGGTTGATGTTGAACCGAGTGACCATTATCCGTTACACGCAACCATCGCATTTAAGTAATTGTCCGCCGAGACAGACGCAAAATAAGTAAATTTGTAATAGGGCAAGGCACCTTTCATCGGGCATTACCATTCCACCCTTGCCCTTTTTATTTTGAAAGGAGTGGCTATGAAACCCGACAGTGAACTTGTACAGTACGTCGATTGGTCTCCGAATTATACAGAAGTACCCGACAAAGTAATTGATACCATCGTCATCCATCACATGGCAGGAATGCTGAGTGTAGAGACTATGGGTCAGATTTGCAAATCCCGAGCGGCAAGCACGACATATGCCATCGGCACAGATGGAAGAATTGGTCAGTACGTCCCCGAATCCGTACGTCAATGGTGCACCTCCTCCTTTTCGATCGACTCCCATTCTGTTACCATCGAATGCGCCAACGATTCCACTGCGCCGAATTGGCATGTGTCAGATCTTGTCATTTCTCGATGCATAGAACTCTGCATTGACATATGTAAGCGGAACAACATTAAAAAGATCACCTTCACGGGAGACAAAGAAGGCAATCTTCAGATGCACAGATATTGGGCGAACACACTTTGCCCGGGAAATTATCTTGCGTCCATGTTCCCTTACATAGCAGAGCAGATTAACAAGGGTCTGAAAGGTGTAAACCCTTCTACAATACTTTACTGTGTGCAGGTCGGAGCGTACTCCACTTACGGTAACGCAGTTAAAGCGACAAAAGAATTAAAGGCACTCGGCTATAGTTATTACATTCCGAGAGGAGAAGATGGATTATACCGGGTACAGATAGGCGCATTCGCAATTCCCCGGAACGCAAAACTGCTGTGTGAGGAGTTGAAGAACAACGGATTCGCCGATGCATTTATCGCAAAGAAGAAGGTGGATTATGAATAAAGAAGTAATCTTTACAGGCATAGGTATTATCGGAGCGGCTATCGCTCATTTATATGGGGGATGGACTTCGGGCATGACTACGCTTGTCATCTTAATGATTATTGACTATATTACAGGCCTTCTTGTTGCGGCTGTTTTCGGTAAGAGTAAGAAGACTGAAGACGGTAAACTTGAATCCCGTGCAGGATGGAAGGGCCTTGTCAGAAAATGCGTAACACTTCTGATGGTTCTTGTTGCCACACGGGTTGATCTTCTGATCGGAACAAACTTTGTCCGGGATGCATCAGTTATCGGCTTCTCAGCAAATGAGCTACTGAGTATCGTTGAAAATGCAGGACTGATGGGTATCCCGATGCCTTCCGCAATGAAGAACGCTATCGAAGTGTTGCAGAAAAAAGCTGATGGTGTGGATCAGAAATAATCAGAACCCGGAAGATATACGGACAAGCGACTGTGTGTATCGAGGCATAGCAATGCTAGAGAGAAAATCTTGGGAAGAGATATACATGGACTTATCCGTACAGGGGCTAATGATGCATCGTCCTCCGATTGAGAATTCAGTTTGGGCGGCCTATCTGAAGAAGAAAGGATACAAGCAAAAACTTCTCCCGGATACGTGCCCGGACTGCTATACCGTTACAGACTTTTGTAAAGATTATCCTCACGGGGAATATCTCCTCGCCACAGGAACACATGTCGTTGCTATCATAGATGGAAATCATTATGACACTTGGGATTCTTCACAGGAGATACCCATTTTTTATTGGGAAAAGGAGAAGAAGGAATGAGTCCATACTACAATCCGTATCTCTCACCAAGCTCAATTATTTGGGTACAGGGTCTTGCAGGCGCACAGGGTTATGCCGTAGCACCCGGGCAGACAGTACCTTTATTTGATTCAGACGCACAGGTGGTTTATCTCAAGTCGGTCGATCAGACAGGTAAACCTACTATGAAGATTCTCGACTATACAATCCGTGAAGACACTCCGTCAAAGAACGATGTGTATGTAACGAAAGACGAACTCGCAAAGATGATCCAAGAACTGAAGGAGTCTATACATGGCTAATCCGTTATTTCAGCAGTTCGGTAATCAGAACAACAACATCATGTCTCAGTTCGAGCAGTTCAGAAAGAACTTTAAAGGAAATCCTCAGCAGATCGTACAGCAGTTACTTGCAAGCGGTCAGATGTCACAGGCTCAGTTCAATCAGCTGAAGCAGATGGCGGATCAGTTTATGAGGAACATGCCGAGATAGTTACAAGCACTCAGTGCGCAATGGGTGTGAGTATAGAAGGAGAACACATGGCTCTTGAAAACGAAAACGGAATGGTGATGCCTGTCTCTCCTATGTATGGCAACAGTGGTTTTGGTGGCTTCGGTGGTGATGCTTCTTGGCTGATTGTCCTGTTCCTGTTCGCTATGATGGGCGGATGGGGTAACGGCTTTGGTGGAGGCAATAACATGTACCCGTGGCTGAACAATTCCAATCAGATCAACGATGGATTCAGAGATCAGATGCTTGGCACACAGGCAATGGGCATTCAGAGTGCTGTAACTACAGGCTTCGGCGATGTGCAGACAGCTCTCTGCGGTGGATTTGCAGGCGTGAATGCTACCGTAAACAACGCTCAGAATCTCATCGCACAGCAGATGTATGCTAATCAGATTGCAGAGTTACAGGGAATGAATGGCTTGCAGTCTCAGTTGGCTCAGTGCTGTTGTGACAATCGTCTCGCTACCTGTCAGACACAGAACATCGTTCAGAGCGAAAGTGCCGCTACCCGGTTGGCAATTCAGAATGGTGTACAGTCCGTGCTCGACAAGATGTGCGCAGACAAGATTGATGCTAAGAACGAAAAGATCGTTGAGCTGAATAACAAGATCAATGCGCTCGAGGCTAATAACTATGTTCAGAACGCTCTGACTGCTCAGACTCAGTACTTCCTTGGCCTTTATCCGCCGACAAGAGATACCACAACAACGGGGTAATCTATGAGCGAGAAGATGCACAAGATTGAACAGATGCTCTGCGACGAACTTGATGCAATCGCTGATGACGGAAAACTGACGAGAGACTCACTGAATGATATTGAAAAACTCACTCACTCTCTGAAGTCTCTGAAAGCAGTGATGGCAATGGAAGAGTATTCCGGGGATGATTATAGTCGTGATTACAGTAATGACTATAGCGGAAGAATGTCATCTCGCAGAGACTCAATGGGTCGTTACAGTAGAGACAATGAAAATAGTTATCGGAATAGCTACAGGTCTGAGAGATCGTACAGCAGAATGTCGGGTGACGATATGATGGGTATGCTTGATCAGATGCTGAGAGATGCCACTGACACAAAAGAGCGGCAGGCTATTCAGAAAATTATGGATCACATGGAACGTTGAAATTGACCGGGTGGGCGAAATGCTTGCCCGGCTTTTTCTTTTAGGAAAGGAGAACACATGGCAAAGTGGACAATTAAACCCGTCAGCAATACAGGTGCGGCAGGCACAGGATGGCAGGGCGGCTATGGCACACACTACAATTCCGGGGATGGAAAATCTGATTATGCAAACGTACCTGTAGTCAGCAGTAACGGTACTAATTGGAGAATCTCTTACAACAACAATAACCCTGTTTCACAGGACACTTCTTCTAACTATACTCCGGGAGATTCTTGGAGCGGTGGCGGAAGTAGCGGCGGTGATTGGGGAGGCGGAGAATCCTATGGTGGAAACGCTTATGCAGATTATCTCGCTCAGTTACAGGCGGCTCGTGATGAAGCTATCAGTAAAGCGAATGCGGCGGTTGACGCTCAGATCAGTGCGGCTGAAGGCAAGTACAGGAATCAGCTGACCGATATCGGCAATGACTATACGGATCTGAGAAATCAGTCTGAAGTAAACCGTTATAAGGCTATCAAGAAACAGCGTGAATCCCTTGCTAATCAAGGGCGTTTAGACGGTGGCGCAGGTCGTATGGAAAACACCGTCATGAATAACAATTTCGACAACAACCTCAACAAGATCAATCTACAGGAAGCATCCGAGAGAAGGCAGATTGAACAGGCTATTGCTGAACTGTATGCACAGGGTGCGGCTCTGAAAGCTCAGAACGAAATGGCATCACTCTCTAACTACGGAGACATGCTCATGTATGGCCTTCAGAATCAGCCGACATATTCCTACAACCCGGCAACAAGTGATTACTACAATGCGGCATCGGGCCTCGCAGGAACTACTCTGAATGCTACCAATGCTGTACAGGATGCTGACATTGCAAGAGCATCTGCGGCGGCTATCGCACAGGCTATGCAGGATCGTTATGTAAATCCTCAGCAGAGACAGCAGAGCGGATGGAACGATATACTTGCAGGGCTTCGGAGAAAAGGCGGTTTCTAATTTTAAAAGGGGAGCGGTATTATGGCAAACTTCATGGATTATCTTAAAAATGCAGGCAATGAAATGGCGAATATCGCTCGCCAACAGCAGGCCGCACAGCAGAGAGCACAGTTAGAAGCTCAGAGACAGGCACAGTTAGAAGCTCAGAGAAGAGCACAGGAACAGGCTCAGAGACAGCGTGAGGCAGAAGAACGTAAGCGTCAGTTAGAGCAGGCAAGACAGCAGGCTGAAGCAGAAAAGAAACGTGCAGAAGCAGAGAAGAAACAGGCTGAAGCAGAAAAGAAAAAGATCGAAGCAGAGGCCGCCCGTCAGAAGGAAACCGAACGCAGGCAGAAGGGCAACGAGACTCTTAAGAACAAAGCTACAGCCGCTAAGAATTGGCTGACATCTGAGGACTACGAGGGTGGAATTGTAAAGACACCTACTGACATTGCGAAGGAACTTGCTACAGGCGCAAATCAGTTTCTTAAAGGTGCTACTGTAAACGCTCCTGCGGCGGCTTTGGATTTCGTATCTACCAACCTTCAGAACAACCTTCAGAATCAGTACGTCGGTGCGATTGATGAATTCGGTCAGCAGGACTATGAGACTGTAATGAACCCGGATTATACGCCTGTAGATAACACACATCTCGGTGACATCATCCGTAATTCAGACCGTGCTCAGAGAATCAATAGCTACGATGAACTGTTCAACAACGACCTGCGTGGTACACGTTTAGGTGGCTTCACTGAGAGCATCGGTAATCAGATCCCTACAGCAATGATGGGCAACGGCGTCGGTGCTCTTGGAGAAGGTACAGCAAGACTCGCATCGCTTGGTGGTATGGGCGTTAATGTATTCGGCTCTTCCGCACAGGAGGCATTAGACCGTGGTTATGATATTAATACCGCTGTTAAGTATGGCCTCGCAAATGCAGGAAAAGAAGTCGGTACTGAAATGCTTAACCCGGAAATCCCCGGCGTAGACAGACTGTCCTTTGGTAGTGTGCTTAATGAAGGCCTTGAAGAAGCCATCGGTGAAGTCCTTGATCCGTACGTAAACACAACACTCGGAGAAACAAACTTCGGCGACGCCACAAGAGAAGCACTCTCACTCGACACAGCTAAGAGAGCGGCAGGTTCATTCGCCTCGGGTGCATTATCCGCAGGTGTGATGGATCTCGGCAGAGGCATGGTCTCTAATCCACAGGGAACTATCGACAGAGTCACAGGAAATAACGACTACAACCGCACCATTAACGATCTGAATACTCAGCTTGAAATGGCGGAGCAGGCACTCGCTATTAACCCGAATGATACAGGCGCACAGATGAACAGAGACACCATCCTTGCGGCCCGTACACAGGCACAGAGGGCATTTGCTACCCCGGAAAATCTTAACTCTGAGGATGCGGTCACAAGGAATGCGGCTCGGCAGGCTAACATGGATATCATCGAAGATACCGCTAGAACTACCGGGGCAAAACTGTCTCCGTCTGAGGTGCGTAACATCGCTTCTATTGCGAATAAAGTAGGAGCTAGAGTGGAGTTCACCTCGGATCAGATCAACGGCGCAGACGGCTTCCAAGACACTGACGGAGTGCTTCGTATCAACGCTAATGCGAAAGACCCTGTCATGACTATCTTTGCCCACGAGCTTACACATGCCACACAGGGGACACCGCAGTACAAGCAACTGCATGACACTCTGATAGGAATGGCTGAAGCCGGGGAAGTTGCTACAGATAAGTTGGACGCACTCGTCCGTGACCCGAACCTGTCAGAACAGCAGAGGTATGACGAGACTGTAGCCGTCCTTGCGCAGGAAGTGTTTGGAAACAGCGATTCAATTCAGAACTTTGCGAACCGCAATGGTACTCTTCTTGACCGTGCAATTCAGACAGCAAGGGATTTCATGGGTGGAAATAACAGCGTTACTAAAGCTGAACGGGCAATGCAGAAGGCTATTAAGAATGCTGACACAACCGCACTTTCTTCAAGCAATACCTACATCCAAGGACAGAACGACCTCATTGATGCACTCGATGATATTTTCGGTCACAACTCTTCTGTAGTTCATAAGCATGTAAGTGAGCAGGTGAATCTTGCAAATCGACTGTTAAATGCTGATGAGTCTCAGTTGCCAAAAATGATTGACAGCCTTGTCAGAAAATACAGAAGCAGAGCGGCGTATAAAACCGAATATATTACAGACGCACAGCTTGAAGAAGATATCTATCGCATTGAGCAGTATATAAACGATGCTCGGTCTAGAGGTGTTACTGAGCTTGAAGAAATAGAACGCTCCGGGAAACGCACCACAAACGCTATCCGTGAGGTGATTGGAGAATCTCGTGACGCCCTTGATTTCTCTTCTCTGATTGACGAAAGCTCCAAGAAAAAAGGGCCGTCGAAGAAAGAATTAAAAGACTTAGAAAAGGAAAACAAGCAGAAAGCTAAACCGATTGTTACCACTCCGAATGATGGCTTAACAGAGGCTCAGAGGCGTGCGGCATTTGAATCAAAAATGAATGCTAGTGTTTCAAAGGCTGAGACCGAGGGCAAAGTAAAAGAGAACGTTATCGACTCAAAAGAAACTGATGAAAAAGCGTATAAGCCTAGCGAAGAGTATCAGAATGTACCACTTGAAGGAAGCGAAGCAGGCAGTTTTGCGGCAGTTAAACGTAACGCTTCCAAGAGAAGAAACAGCAAATCAAGCGGTCAGTTCAGTACGATCTATAATGAAGAGCTTGGCGTAACGCAGACATTGTTCGAATATGCGAATTATCTTGATTCAATGGGCGACCATAGAAGTGCGAACGCTATCAGAAACAGTACGAAGGCACAATTGCAGGAGTATCTTGAATGGAATCTGCCCGATGCTCAGTACGAAAAGCGTAGCAAACCCGAAGGATTAACCGAAGCGGAGAATGAAGTCGACAGATTTGGTAAACTGCTGAAGAATAAAAAGTACAGGACAATCAATGATCTGTATGCTGACTTCACAGACAGAGGATATTCTGTATATTCTGCACAGGAATTCAACGAAGAATTTATCCCTTCTCCCGGGAACGAATATGGCGATGGGCTTTATGTTGCTGTCCCGGATTGGGAGACTGTCAAACAGCCGAAGGAAGGTCATGGTGCAGTATTAGTATTTACTATCGGTAAAAACTCCAATGGCATCCATATTGCCGATACTGTAACAGATGTTACTCAGCTCGAAGGAATAGAAGAAGTTCTTGGCGAAAGACCGTCCGACGAAGAACTCGCAGAGACAATGGCGCAGAAACAGCCTGCTACACTCGGTGACACACTCAGTGGTATCGGACAGGGTGCGGATCAGAACGCTCCACTGAATCAGATGTACGACTTGTACGATTCCGACACAGCTCAGTATTACAGAGACAAGCTCGGCGAAATAGATAACATTGTCGAAAAACAGTTGGAAAGCAAACGGAGAGACAGCCTTACTACTTCTTTAAACAATGCTATAATTGAGGCGGAGGAAAACCATGGAGAAAATGAGTTCAGAGGAGTTCAAGAAGCGGCTCGTAGAATATCTGACACAGAGGCTTGGAACAGCAGAAGCAGAAGAATTGATGCGGACACGAAAAGACGATTGGCAGGAGTACTACGAGGAGAATTACAGCGTAGAAGCAACGGGTTGTGGAATGATGATGAATCTTCTGTAGTAGAACTTAAAGGAAAAACAAGGCGTGGAGATGTAAAGTATAACGTCTATGATAACGCTAATGCCGACGCTTTCCACGATGTTTTTGAAATAAGCAGAACCTTTACAAAAAACGGGGAGTTTGTTGATCTCCACCCTGTGGAAACCATATACGATGATGATGGTTCTGTGAATACATGGGGATATAAAGATTGCAGAAACTACTTGAGCGATGACGGCTTGAGTGGTTTTTCTATTACCCCGGACGGAGATTTAATTAGCGTTTACAACTTGAACGAACAGGGCGGATGGCTTGATGCAATATCAGATATTGTTAAGTCAGAAGCAAAAACACTAGACTGCTTCACCGCAGAGGCTGAGCCTTTAAACGAATTATATGAAAAGAAGTTCGGATTCAAGGTTGCGTCAGTCCTTGCGTGGAACGAAGAGTTCGGTGATCCTTACATTGGAGAAACGCATAACAAACCCTCTGTCGCATTCATGGTAAACTCGGATTCTGACGTAGAACTGAAAAACTTCCCGAAGGATCAGTACGATGAAGCTAAGGCATATAGAAATAGCTTTGTAGAAAAGGAAGCCAAATCAGCACCGAAAACAGAACAAGACATTTACGACGAAACCATGCAACCTGCCGAAAACACAGCTCCGACCACGCCTAACGAAGAACAGCAGACATATGATCAGATTGTTGGCGGAGAAGAGACAACACAGCAGGAAGAAGTGAAGACTGAACCTGTTGCTGAAACTCCCGTAGAAACAGAAAATACAGCAACCAAAACTATTGAACAGCGGAAACAAGAAGTCATTGATTATATCAAAGAAAACAATTTGTTCCCGAAAGAAATGGCAACTGATGGATATCTGTCAAAAGCAATCGACAATTATCTTGCCACAGGAAACGCCCTTGATGGTGCGAACAGGCTGGCACTTGCAGGTAAAAATACACAGCAGATTGAGGACTATATAAAGGAAGTTCTCGGTGATGAGCTACTGTCGACAAAACGTCAGAACGCTAACGCCATTATGGATATACAGTCCGATCTCGGCGACCTTATCGACGACGCTAACCCGGATAACAATTGGGCGATAGGTTATGGGTTCAATTACTTGGACGACAATCAGAGTAAATTCTTAGACGGATCAATTAACAAAAAAGATTTCGTCAAAACAATGGTTGGCGAATACAAAAACACAGGTGCGGATGCAAATGAGATAAAAAGCTATCAGAAGAAACTTACTCGTGCCGTTAATAAGTACGTAAAGGCTTTGCAGGCCGATGCTAAAGGAGAACTCGTAAACAAGCCGAAAGAACCGAAAGCGGCGAACCCTCCAAAACCGCAGACTCCTGTAGTCGAAAAGACAAAGAACAACGAAGTTAAAGTTAATGATGAAGCTATAAAAGAAACCGCACAGGCTCTTACCTCAGATGATCCCATGGTGAAAGAGCAGGCCAAGGAAAATGTTAAAGAATCCATAAAAGCTACTCTCGACCCGGACAACAGTCACACAGAAGCAGTCGCACAGGAAGCCGCTGATGCCGCAGTAGAAAATGCAGAAGCTGTTAGTGACTTCAATGCGGAGTTTAATAAGGCTGTAGAGAATGCGAAGGTAACAACCGGGGAGAAAGGCAAAACCAAGGAGAAAACAGTTTCCAAAGTAATGCCTAGAGAAGCAAAGCAGGAATACGATCTGAAGAAAGAAGCAGGTGGCCCGATCTCTGAGTATGATAAAGTATCTCGGATTGAATACATTAGAGGTGGCGAGTCTGCACTTGAAGGCAAGGATATTCGAGCTTGCGCACAGGCCTATCTTGATACTCCGCTGAACAGAAACAATGCCGCCGCTACACAACAGCAGGCAGTCGGTTTGGCTATCGCTACACATCTTGGTATGGAATACGAAAATATCAAGAAGGCTAACAAGATCACGGTAAACAAACAGGGCCAGTACACAAAGAACGGGAAAGTCCTCGACAAGAACGATCCTGTATTACGTCAGCTTGCAGACTTGGATTTAACAATTCAGCAGGTGATGGCGAAGGAAAGAGCAGGAGTAACAAACGCCGCACAAGTAATGGCTATGCAGAGATATATGACTGCACAAGACCCCGTGCAGAGAGGTAATGTTCTCGATAAAGCGGTGGATGATCTCAACAAAGATATCAAAAAACAGTTCGGCGAAGATACAGATAAACTAATTAATAACCTGTCAGCGGAAGAACGTAACCGCCTTGCTGAGTGTAACAGTGAGGAAGAATATGGCGAAGTGATTGAAGATATCATGAAGCGTATCGGCGGAGAGATTCCTCTGACTTGGGCAGACAGAAGAAAGTCATGGCGTTATACCATGATGCTGTTCAACCCGACTACAATTATCAGAAACACAGGCGGCAACGTCTTACAACAGGGTATGCACACAACAAAGAACCAAATAGCATATCTTCTCGAAAAAGCTCTTGGCGATAAGTACCACTTAACAGCTGAACAGCGGCATCACACAAAAGCAGACGGGACTAAGGCAAGAAAGAATGCTCAGACTGAGGCAATCGCAAAAGCCTTCTATGACACAATGGGCATTAAGAAACTCACTCAGAGTAAGTATTTAGCAAAGTCTGAGATCACAAGGTACAAGCGGAGCTTCGATACAGGCATCCTTCAGAAGGCGAGTGACATTGTCGATTGGGCCATGAATAATGACAAGTTCGGTGACGAAGCATTCACTTCCGGGAGATTTGTATCAGAACTCGCAACACAGATTGACGCAGAAGGCTACACGGTCGCTGAGGACGGCAAGACACTTGTTAAAGACGGTAAGAAGTTAGATATTGACGATCAGAATGAAGTGCTTAACAGGATGGCTCCTCGTGCATATCAGCAGGCACTTGAAAGTACATATCATGACTTCAACAGTTTCGCTCAGTGGCTGAACCAACTCGAAAACTCTAACAAACTTGCGGGTATTATGGTGGGCGGCGTTGCTCCGTTTAAGAATACTCCGTTAAACATTATGCGGCGTATCGGTGAATACTCTCCTGTAGGATTAGCAAATGCGGTTATCAATAACAGGTCGGCAGTAATCAAAGGCACGATGTCTGCTGATACTTACATTGATAATCTCGCAAAAGGTTTAACAGGTACAGGAATCATGGGTATCGGTGCTTTGCTTGCGTCGCTTGGAACTCTCAAAGCATCCGACAAAGATCCCGACAAGTTGAAGGCATACAAGCAGGATATTGGATTAACGTCTGAATATGCGCTCCACTTCACTGATAATGACGGAAAGAATTATTGGTATACCGTGGATTGGGCAGGCCCTGTAGCGAGTGTTATGCTGTCGGGTGCTGAAGCCTATGAAGTTATCAGCGACATCTATAAGAATGCCAAGAACGGGCAGGAAATATTCGGAGACGACGCACTAGGCTCTGCACTTGATATTACGTTCGGTCTGCTTGCTCCTGTGTTTGCTACGACAATGCTTCAGAACGTTGAAGAAACATTTGAATCTTACTCATACGGTGGCATGACAAATGTACTTGAACAGATGATTCTCAATTATCTTGGACAGTACACGCCGACAATGGGCGCAAAGATCAATAACGTATTAGACGAAACAAAGAGAAGTGCCTCGGGAAGAAATCCTATTGAAAGATTCTTGAGGGGGCAGGCGAAAAAGATCCCCGGCTTAGACTCTGCTTATAACATGGTTATGGGAGAGCATTTGCTTGAACCGTCTATCAATGTGAAGGGCGAGGAAGAAAAGAACATAGGCGGAAATGCTTTCGGCAGAGCGATCTATAACTTCCTTTCTCCGGGCAACCTCTCGATTGATACATCCACAGAAGCCGACAGAGAATTGTTAAACCTGTACGGTCAGACGGGTGATATTAGCCTTATCCCGGAAAGCTATTCCAACTTCATGCAGGATGACGTGAAATACAAGTTCACAGCGAAAGAACGCACTGAGATGAACAAGTATATCGGTCAGAACTACATGAAGGAATGGGAGGCATTCCAAAACTCAGCGACCTATAAGCAGGCAGGAGATTCCGCAGACGCAAGAGAGTATAAGATCGACATTACCGAAAAGATCAAGAGACATGCAATTAACAACGCCAAGGAAAAGTATTTTTCAAGGCTTGGCATGGGCAGTGTTCTTTCCGATAAAGACGCATTAGTCAATGCATTCAAGTCAGATTATGGCGTGGATAATTGGCAGGCTTATACAATGCTGTCTACGGAATCTGACAAAGACTCTGAAGGCAAAACAATCAACAACTCCAAAGCACTCAAGATCAGAGCGCAGATGGAGAACGCAGGCATATACGATAAAGTCATCAAAGATATTGAAGCAGGTAAATACGAACCTTCTGACTTTGGTTTGAATAAGACAGTAGTTGGATTGGATGCCGCTTCATTTGCAGAGAGGTACATGTATCTCGATCAGATCGAAAATGCAGATGACTTAGAGGCGTATAACAACCTGTTCAAGAAAAAGAAATCATCCGGGAAATCTTCGGGCAAATCAAGCGGATCATCTTCTAAGTCTGCAAAGGCTGAAGCAGATGCGGCATTGAAATTGTACGAGAAGATTATGAAGGGTGAAATCTCAGCGACAAAATCAGCAATCAGTAAAGTTACAGCATCACTCAATAAACTTGACGTGGACTCCTATGATGAGATCATGAACAAGCACAAGAGAATGATGAGTGAACTTGACCTGTACGAAATCTAG